AATTTTCAGATTGGTTATCTGTGTTATTTGAAATCCTTAAAGATGGTGGACACGCATATATAATGACCAATAATAAAAACTTAAAAAATATGCTTATTGCTATTGAAGACGCAGGGTTTAACATATTTAAAACATTAGTTTGGGCTAAAAATACCGCAATCACAAATATGTATTACATGGATTCACATGAGTATATAATTTTTTGTAGAAAAGGAAAGTCTCAAAAGATAAATAACTGCGGAACTAAAAGCGTATTAAATTTTGACAATCCAAGAGAAAAACTTCACCCCACAGAAAAACCGGTTGATTTAATGAAGATTTTAATAGATAATTCATCATCTGAAGGAGAAATTGTTCTTGACCCATTTATGGGTAGTGGTTCGACAGGGGTGGCTTGTATGCAGTCTAATAGAAATTTTATAGGCATTGAAATAGATGAAAACTACTTTAACATATCAAAACAAAGGATTGAAGATTCTACAGCAAGATAAGGAGACAAAATGGAAAAACTTACACATAAATTAAATGTGTATCAAGGCAATATTATAGGGTGTTTATGGAAAAATCCCGAATTATATGCAGACTCCAATAACAATAAAAAAGACCTCAATCCAGATGGGTTATTATACTATAGTCTTGGTGAGAGGTTATATGCACTAAAGCACGATGTATTTGATGAGATTAGTGTATATTCATTTGTTGAAGGCAACGCATCATTAAAAAAACTATGGGAAGAGCGTGGCGGCTATAAGACCATTAAGGAACTTATGTCAATTGTTGACGAGAACAATTATGACAGTTATTTAGATAGTTTTTCAAAATATACAATCCTTAAAAAACTACTTGACAAAGGGTTTAATATAGAAAAAGATTGGGATAAATTTGAGCAGATGACGGCTCAGGAAATTCTTGATTATTATGAATATATGATTAGTGATATTGGAGTCGTTACTAATAGTGATGTGGAATTTGAACACTTGACATTAACAGACGATGAAATTACAGATATTGAGAACGGTATATTCATGGGGCTGAATTATGGACAGTATTCACCGCTTTTGAATTATTCTACAATGGGAATACCTAAAGGTGATTTAACTATGATTGGTTCTTTTGTTAATGGCGGAAAATCATCATTCCTTGTTAGTAATATTATTATACCTGTTGCTAATCAAGGAACAAAAGTGCATATTATATCCAACGAACAAAGGTCTATTGTGTTTAAGTTTTTGCTTTGTATTTATGTTCTAACCACTGAATTAAATTATTTTAAACTTACCAGAAAAAAACTAAAGTCTGGTCAATGGTCTGATGAAGATAAACAGATGATAAAAAAGGCTCAGGCAATAATTGATTTAAAATATAAGGATACAATTACATTTACAAAACTATATAATTACGACCACAATAAAATTAAAAAAATTATTAAGCGCCAAGCAAAAAGAGGATATGAATTAGTCGTCTACGACACAATGAAAAGCGACAACCTTACAGATGGACAATTTTGGCAGGCAGTTGTTGAGGATAGTAAATCACTATTCCAAATAGCGTCAAAAGAGAATGTTGCTGTTGTCGTTAGTTATCAGTTGGCATTGGCTCAGTTAAATCGCAGATATTTAGACTTGTCATGCCTATCTACTGCAAAGCAAGTATCTGAGGTTTTCAGCGAGTGCGTCTTCTTTCGTTCTCTTTGGGATGATGAGTGGCCGGGAGAGAAGTATGATATAAAAACATATCGCAATATTAAAGACCCCGTTACTGGCAAATATACATCTGCAAAGGAATTAGTTGAACTTGATAGAGATAAGGATTATAAAATATTCTTTCTAAGCAAGACCAGAAACGATAATGCGGGCGCTTGTTTCTTATATAGGTTCGATGGAGAGTGGAACAGATGGGTAGAAATTGGAAAGTGCCATGTTCAGAATACAGGAATGTAAAGGAGAGAATATATGGATAAAGAATTTGAAAAACTCAGAGATTTTATCTCAGAATTAACTATGGATGATGAGGTACTACTCTTTGAACGCCCATCATATGCAACAGCATTTATCGGATTAACAGAGGACAATACAGCAGTATATGATTTTGATAAAATGATTAAATACTTAGTAGATAAAGATGGCATGGATGCAGGCGACGCTATTGATTTTATTGAATATAATACAATTCGTGCTTTGCCATATTATGACAAGCCGCCACTTATTCTATATACTATAGACAGAGAAGATTGGGAATAAACTAGAAAGGAGTATAATATGGACGTAGCAGGAATTAAAAATTATATAATTGATAATCCCGATACCATTGTACTCCTTTTAGAATCGGCAGGATTTGAAAAGATTAAATCTCGCACAAATGAGATTAGATGTGCCAGAGATGAGGATTCAAACCCTACTGCGGTTAAAATTAACCCTAATACATTAGGTTCAATATGCTTTAGCACCAATCTCAAAGGCGACTTAATCACATTATTACAGGCTAAATTAGGGTATTCATTCACACAAACATTAAGATGGATTGTGACGACATTAAACTTATCAGAGAGTATGTTTAAATCACAAGAGGTTATAATGCCGTTTGGTGGATACTTTAAAAAGATAGGCAAATCCTGCGACGAATTACTTGAATCTCAAATATACCCACCCGTGTTGATAAACGAATATAAATCTCCTCCTAATATAAGATTTTTCAAAGATGGAATATCCTTTTCAACTCAAGATAAATTTAAAATTGGCTACGACCCCTTTTCAAAGCGAATTACAATTCCGTGGTTCAACACGATGGGTGAACTTATAGGAATTATGGGGAGACTCAACAAAGATGAGTTAGATGATGGAGAGTTAAAATATCTCCCCATAATTCCGTTTAGAAAAGACAATGCACTATACGGCTATGATATAAATTATACTGATATAGTCGGCAAAGACATATGTATTATTACAGAGGCAGAAAAGGGAGTTATGCAGTTAGACAGCATGAAACTCCCTTATGGTATAGGATTAGGCGGAAATGCCATTACAGAGACGAGAGCGAATCTAGTCAAAGGATTGGGTGTCAGCCGCATTATACTTGCATTTGATGAGGGGTTGGAGTTGGATTTGATTAAAGATAATGCTAATCGGCTCAAGGCTAAAAATGCTTTTATTACTAATAATGTAGGTTATATATATGACCCTAGAAATGAAGTTATGCCCAAAGGTAGTAAATGCTCTCCTACGGATTTAGGTGTCAGGGCGTTTCAGAAGTTATTAAAGGAGTATACGGTATGGATATAGAATTAGTATATTATAATGAATCAAATAATAGTAAGATATTTGTGATAAATTCAGCGAACAAACCCGTCAAATTATGTTTTGAAGGAGACGAATTAACCGAATCAGAGTATGAGGACTCTTTAATAAGATTGATTGATAATGTAAAAACAAACAACGCTTGACAAAATGAGGAGTATACGGTATGGGTGTGAAGTTAGTATACACAAACGATTCTAATGGTAGTGAAATTTATACTATTGAAACCGATGTTGAACTAGTTAGGAGTCAAGTCAAAACAGAACAAGAGATTGAAATTTTTGATAAAATTATACCCTTAAAATGCCTTTTTGATAATGGTAAAATATCTGAAAAAGAATATGTTGATAAATTAATAAAATTAATTGATGAGATAGAATAAAACACTTGACAAAACACACAACCTATGGTATAATGTTACCATAGGTTATTTTAGCAGTAGGGAGGGTTAAATGGGATATAGAAGAGATTTGACGGGAATGGTCTTTGGAGACTTCACAGTATTAGGACACGACGAATCCCGTGGAAAATATCAATATTATGAAATATGTAAATGTAATAAATGTGGAAAAGAAAAAAGCATAGCGTCTGGTGGCTTAACCACAAGGAATAAAAACTTTTGTGAGTGTAACGAGAAGTTTAATAAAAGAGAGGATATTACGGGCTATGAAAAAGACCTATCTGGTGAGAAATTTGGTAGTCTGACCGTTATATCTTTTTCTCATACGGAACACTCGCACTCTCATTGGAATTGTGTTTGTGATTGTGGAGAAGATGTTACAAAATCTATTTCATATTTAAAAGGCTCTAAATATAAAATGTGTAATAAATGCAGGAGTAAAATTCTTAGCGATAAAATAGTTAAAAAAGAAAAACCTGTGGTGGATAAAAAATCTCCGGGACAAAAGAAGCAGAATACATATTGTGAAATGGGAGACTATACGATAATTAATGGTGATATAATTGTTGACACCGAAGACGTTGAATTTATTAAATCGCTAAATAGGTATGTAAGCAAGAGCAGTGGTGGCTATCCTTTAATATTTGTAAACAACGGTTGGTTTTTTATACATAGGCTACTTATGGGGTTGCCACAAAAATATGATAAAGAAACTAAGATTATTGTAGACCATATAAACGGAAACAGACTTGATTGCAGAAAACAAAACATGAGGATATGTCACAAAGAGAAAAACCCTATTAATTGTAAGACATACAAGTCAAACACAAGTGGAGTTAAGGGTGTTAGTTGGATGAAAAAACTGTCAAAATATCAAGCGAGTATCTGTGTTAACGGTAAATCAATTTATCTTGGCGTTCATTCAGATATTAACGATGCTATTGCGGCCCGCAAAGAAGCCGAAAATAAATATTTTGGTGAGTTTAATAGAGGAGGCGTGAATGAGTAATAACTATACAGTATATCATCTTCATACGGAGCAGTCTCTTTTAGATAGCTGTACAAATTATAAACTTTATGTTGATAAAGCGGTCGAATTAGGACAAACTGCAATAGCATTTTCCGAACACGGGGTTTCGTACAATTGGGTTGATAAAAAAATGTACTGTGATAAGATGGGTATTAAGTATATTCATGGCGTAGAAGTATATTTAACCAAACAATTAGAGCCTAAGATTAGAGACAATTACCATACAATACTCTTGGCAAAAAACCATGACGGTGTTAAGGAGATTAATAGGCTTATATATATAGCGTCGCAGGACGACCACTTTTATTATAAGCCAAGACTTTCATTTGATGAATTTTTAAATATTTCCGACAATGTTATTAAGATTAGCGCCTGTCTTGCATCACCACTTAGGCATATTAGAGACAATGAAGAACTCTTGAAAAAATATGATTACTATGAGATACAGTATCATAACCATCCAGAACAAATAGAGTATAATAAATACCTATTAGATATGTCTAAAAAGCATAATAAACCATTAATTTTAGGTACAGACACACATAGCATAGACCAATATAAGGCTGAGTGCAGAACTATTATTCAATATGCTAAAAAAATAGACTTTGAAAACGAAGATGCGTTCGACTTAACATATAAGTCATATGATGAACTATGTTTGCTAATGGAGGCACAAAACTCAATAGATAAATCCGAATGGATTAAAGCCATAGAAAACACAAATATAATGGCTGAATCCGTTGAAGGCTTTGAACTCGATACAAGTTTTAAATATCCTAAACTGTATGATAACGAAGAGGAAGTTTTATGGAATACAATTAAGGAGAAGTTAAAATATAAGGTAGATAATAATATTATTAAAAAAGAGAACAAAGATAAGTATACAGAATCTATCAAAGAAGAAATGCGTGTTTTTAAAAAGATAGGGATGATTGGTTTCATTCTATTTATGTCTGAACTTATGTCTTGGTGTAGAGCAAGCGGAATACCATATGGATTCTGTAGGGGGTCGGTAGGCGGCTCTGTAGTGTGTTATATAACGGACATTATTGACGTAGACCCCGTTGTATGGGATACTGTTTTTTCCAGAATGGCAAATGAGGATAGAATAGAAATTGGAGATATAGATGTGGATATTAGTCCAGACCAAAGAGAGTTGGTTTATAATTATATTATAGAGCGATTTGGAGTGGAATATACATCCTATATTCTTGCAAGCGGAACTGTATCTGACAAGGGTGCTATTGATGAGATAGGCAGGGGTTTAGATTATAAATGGAGAAAAGACGGAGGCACAGGTGTTAGTCCATATAATTTAGACGTAATAAAGGAAATAAAATCTGAGTTTGAACAAAATCCAGATAAGACAAGAAAAAAATATCCTGAAGTGTTTTATTTTTTTGATGGGGTTATTAATACTGTCGTGTCTCAATCTGTACATCCTGCGGGTATTATAGCGAGTCCAGTAAATCTAATTGACGAATATGGTTGCTTTAACAGCAAGGATAAAAATATTATATGTATTAATATGGAGGAAGTACACGAAGTTTCTCTTGTTAAGTATGATATATTAGGACTTCTAAACGTTCAGATTATTAGAGATACTTGTAAATTGGTTGGAATAGACTATCCTCTGTCGCATGAAATTAATTGGAATGACGAATTTGTGTGGAATGATATTATAACATCTCCTGTCGGTATATTCCAGTTTGAAAGCGACTTTGCATTTGATTCTTTAAAAAAGATGAAGCCTAAAAAAATCAACGATATGAGTTTGGTTAACGCCAGTATTCGTCCGTCTGGAACGTCGTATCGGGACAGATTACTTAATAGAGAAACAAACACAAATCCATCTGAACAAATAGACGAACTACTAAAGGATAACTTTGGCTTCCTTGTATATCAAGAAGATTCGTTAAAATTTCTACAATCTATTTGTGGTCTAAGCGGCAGTGAAGCGGATAATATTAGACGGGCTATTGGCAGAAAGCAAAGAGATAGATTAGAGCAGGCACTACCTTCTATATTAGAAGGGTATTGTCAAAAGTCTACTAAACCAAGAGAGATTGCCGAAGAAGAAGCAAAGCAATTCTTGCAAATCATAGAGGACTCTTCTAACTATCAGTTTGGCTACAACCATAGTACAGGATATAGCATGATTGGATATACTTGTGGATATCTGAGATATTACTACCCGCTTGAGTTTATAACGGCGTTCTTAAACAATTCTGACAAAGAAGAGGATACGTGTCGTGCAACAGAATTGGCCTGTCAAAAGGGATTTGTAATACTGCCACCAAAGTTTAGGTATTCTAAAGGACAATATTTCTTTGACAAAGAGAACGGTTCAATATACAAAGGCATCGGCTCAATCAAAGGTTTAGGAGTTAAAGATGGAGATTATCTCTACTCAATCCGCAACAACCAATACACCACATTCCTAGACCTGTACGAAGATATTAAACCGCACATCAACACTGGCAAAGTGGCAACGCTAATTAAACTAGATTACTTTTCAGAGTTTGGCAAGTCGGATTATCTGCTTAAACAAATTGATATCTACAACACCTTCTACGATAAGTCAACTGTCAAGAAGGAAAACTTGACAAAGTTAGGATTGACGCATGAATTAGTAGTTGCTAATTGCGAGAAGGAAACCGCTAAACAATACTCTGGTGTCAATATGAGGGCTATTATAAACTACTTAGTAGACAAACTACCAAATATTGATATTGAACCCAACGACCGCATTAAGCACGAATTAGAAGTATTAGGATATATCCAGTACATTAATCCTAATATATATAATCAAATGTATTTATCAGAGGTTAAGTTAAACAAATACGGCACACCGTTCTTTACAATGTATAATATTAACAACGGCAAAACTGCAACACTGAAGGTTAATAAAAAATACTTTATTGACAACTCAGTTGAGACGGGAGATATTATTGCTATAGTTAATATTGAGAACAAGCCGCAACGCCGCAAAGACGAAAATGGTGCTTGGCAAGTGGTCGGAACTGAAAAAGTATTAGAAAGTTATAGAAAATTATAAAATAACACTTGACAAAAGGTTTAATATGGTGTATAATAGGACTATATTAAATCTTTTGTTTATTTAAAGGAGGAATAGATATGCCAAGCATTAAGAGTTTTAATTTACTGCCATGCCCGTTTTGTGGAGGAGAGGCTGTTATGGTTATGTATTATGACGACAACGAAGATGAATGGGAATTATACGCAAAGTGCAATGGCAGAAAATGCGATGTTGTGCCAAGAACAAAACCCGTTTATTGCAATATTGTATTGGACACTATTACGGATAAGGTTATTAATATGTGGAATGGGAGGGCTAAATGAAAATAAATCAAAAGTTAGACCATATAGTTGCAGACGATGGATTTATTGAAAATTATCTACAACTGCATGGAATTGATAATGTATACAAATATATGAACCCCACATGGGATTGTATTGAGCCGCCTGAGAATTATGATAATATGTCTGAAGGCAAGGAGTTATTAGAGAAGCATTTGGGCGGGAAGATTGGGGTGTTGGTGGACAAGGACGGAGATGGTGTATTCTCATCAGTATTAATATATAATTTTATTGGAGACATATCAAGACTCTTTTTTCACGATGGTAAGTTACACGGGTTAGGAGACGAAAAAGTATATAAAGAGATTTGCGAGAGCGGAATTGATTTACTTATTATTCCAGATGCGGGAAGCAACGACTACGAACAGCATAAA